CGCGACCATAGCAAGTGGCCACGGCTTCATGACATGTAGCGCAGCAAGCCAGGTTCCTGGACCGTTTAATCCAGGCTTGAATGTATTGGGACTTTCCCATGCACTCGATGCCTACATTGACAAGCCATTGGCTGTCCGTGTAGGGAAGGGGAAACGCGAATCTCGCGGTCACCTAGCGGAACGTATCCGGTCTCACCAGCCGGATCTCGCTCCAGACGTATGCGCGAAAATCGCGCATCGAGGCAACGACTCACTTAAGCGAGTGAGTAATTGCGTTGAGGCGATCAAGGACTGCTTGATCACTTCGACTCCTGAGCAGATAAGATCTTTTCAGGAGTATCCAGAATATAAGAAGCTTATACACTGGGCCTACTCGAAGGGTGCTCACAGCACTGATCGAGTATGTAAGGAGTGGAAGCGCTCCGCTACACTCCTTAAATGGAATGCGCTCAGATCAGAAACTGAGCCACCAGAGCTGCCCCAGGACTTTCCCGGGTACGGCTCCACCCATACTGACGTACGGGTACTTCCGCCACTTTGGCGGAAGCTCGTTCCATGGCTACAAAGCGTAATGGAACGGGGTGTGATCAACAAGGTCGAAGCGACCAGGTTGTGCCACCTGACCACTAGCAGGAACTTTCCTGCCGGTGGTCATGCAACGAGGGAAGAGTCTCTCCGTAAACACGCAGAGACTCTGTTCAGTTCCCCGTCTGTGTCCTCAACTCGTCAAGCAATACTTGAGCGGCTTTCCTACCTTTTAGGTAGGCAGACAAAGAAATTCTGTGACCAGGCTGGTTATACCAGCCTTGGTCACACGTCGTTGACGTCCAATGCTTCATTGGACTCTACGACGAAAGAAGGAGGTAGGGCGCACGAAGTCGGAGCGAAGTTCCGATCGTGGTGTTCCTTCATTCCAGACCACGACACTTTAGAAGTGACATGGTTCGGGAAGAGCTACTGGCTAAAAGCCGGTAGACCCCGTTGGCAGACCATGTGCAGGGATTCCCTGCATCATGAACTGCACCATGAGGCCGGCGAAAGCGACGACCGCATGGACCTCGATTTTGAAAATTTCAAGCTCGAGGACCCGCTATATGGACTTGACGACACTACAGGCTATCAGCTACTGCAGTGGTCAATAGAAGAGGGGATTGCTCAAGGGTGCCTTGAGGGATCTCCATTTTATAGCGAAAAGGACACACTTCGTGTGTCTGGCCGACGGCCGTCAATACGGCCGTCAGCTATTGGCGAACCCGGGGCAAAGTCCCGGATCGTCACCGTGGGCGAGGACCGGCTGACAATGTCATTGCAGCCGCGGTCACACCACGTGATCGGTTGTTTAAGAAACAACCCATCAGCCACCGCGGGTCTTACCCGGGGATGGCAACTCTTTGAGTGGGTGAAGCGGCAAGGCAATGCCTCCGCTCCGCCTGCAGGCGACCGCTACTACCTTAGTAGCGATCTTAGTCAAGCGACAGATTTCTGCGTCCATGACTATTCCGAAGCAATGCTTCGGGGCCTACATCGTGGTCTAGAACGGGACGGTGACCCGTACTTTAGACTCTGTTCTGTGCTGCTTTGCAGCGGCAGAACATACGAGGGTGACAGATTCGAAGAATTCTTCGATAAAGTCACAACCCGGGGCATCTTAATGGGTGACCCGGGTGCGAAGATAGTATTGACCATGCACAACCTTTGTGCAGAGGTCGAGGCCTTACTTCGCTACGACAGTGGCATGCTGTCGTCATCAGATGAAGAGTTTCTCTATTATCTGAAGACCAGAGAAGGAATTCCACCTATCAGGTGGAGAGTCTTCTCGTGTTCGGGAGATGACCATTTTGGTCAGGGCCCGAGGTCATACCTTACTCGTATTACGAGTAACCACGATTTAAACGGCATGGCCGTATCGTGGCCGCAGAACTTCTTAAGTTCGCGAGGTGGTTTCTACTGTGAGGAGATGCTCCTTACGGTAGGTCTGAATGATGGTCAAATCTGGAAGAGGAGTTTACCTCTTCGGGATGTCCCATATTCAGAACAGCCTCACGTCGATGCGATGAAAGTGAGGCTCTTTTCCCCATGTGCTAAGGAGCACGAAGGAAAAGATGAGCCAAACCCTGCCATTGGCAAGGCTCGACAGATGCATGGCATGCTGTCTTGGCTCGGAGGAGGATTTGAATCATTGATTCCCCTCTTCAGCAAGCGTTGGGAGCAGAGGCTGCAGGCTTTCCTGCCGGACTCTCTTGCGTTCAGATACCTTCCAGTAAGACTCGGAGGTATTGAGGCTCCCGCCTACCATCGACCAAAGGTCGACATTAGGCGCGCACTTCGGGATTTACCGGAAGTGCATTTGTGGGCTATCAAGCAAGTACTTGACGGCTCAGCCACACCCGTGCTTTCACGTTGTCTCGCAAGTTTTGCGACCAACGCACGAGCGCGTGGAATCTCTAGTGACCTGATCGAGGATCAGATTAGAGAAACTCTACTCCAAGCCGACCTTGTCGGCGGAGTAGACGATCTAGCGCTCTTCAAAAGAGCGCTAGATCTTGATCTTTTGTTTCAAGATACAATCGATCCTATCGCGGTCTGGAGAAATCTCCGGTATCGCGATAAAGCCGCACTCGCAAAGCGAATGCGACTTATAGACGTCAATCAGGCCATTGACCTGATCGGCCGTCCTTACCTCTTCAGGGATATGCTATACCCCGAAGTTAGCCGACGGCACGGGATAGACCCGTACCGGTCCAGCCAGTACGGAAACGTACACTGGTCAGCTAGGCAGAGCAAATTTTACGAGAATCTCTCGTGGAATTTGCCCACCTCGGATCCAACTTTGAGTTCATCCGAGAAGGACGCACTAGTCGAGTTAATAACTGGCTGGTGCGTCGAGGGCTCGCCCCTCGACATCCCCCGGGAAGTCTATTTCTTCCCGGAGAGCGTGGTAGTTCACAAGAAGCTTGCGACACTACGCACAGCCCTATGACATAGGGACAGGATGGTGGTAACACGCGGTTTACGAAGCCGTAGCCACAACGGGTGGACACCATCTTGGTGTTTT